ATAACCATCGGGGTTATTATCAAGAAAATTCTTAACCACAGCGAGAGAAAAGAAAGTCTTTCCAGTAGAAGACTCTCCAGCAATAGCAGTAATCTTATTCCCAGATACACCACCAAATACACTACCTGAAACCAGTGCGTTAAAAATATACGAACCTGTGTCAACATAAGTTTCAGTCTCATCAATATCGGAAGCAAGTTTCGTATACTCACCACCAACTTCTTTTACGATTTCTTTTAAAAAGTCCATCAGCATACCATCCCGTATTCTTCACGAAGTATTTTTTTATAAGGTAAACCCTGTTCTTTAAGTTCTCTAACCAATTTAAGTTTATGGTACAAAGCAGCATCTCCACCAAAACCAAGTGCTTTTACAATAGTATTCAGTTCATCATCATTAATAGGTAAATCCATTAGGCAAAAAATAGTTCAAGGTTTACAGTTTTTTCCACATTCCATCCAATAGAATCAAGGATAGATTTAAGTGGTTCTACAAAACTCTTTTCAAATTGTAGTTCATAGTCAATGTATTTGTCAAGACCAAGTTCCTTAGGAAAATCTTGAATAAAGGAGATAATATTCTCTTGAATGATATTAGGTTTTTTTAAATATACAAACTTGATTTTTTCACCATTGGCAATCAAGGAATACTTATTTGTAAGTTTTTTCTCCTTCACATAATGATTGAAAAGAAGTGCTCCACGAATATGGATAGGAGTTCCTTTGTTGTAAATATCTGATGCTGAATGATATTTACGAACATCAGAAGCAGTTCTTGGAAATGCAATCTGTTCTGGTGGAAGTTTTTTAAACTCTTCGCGGCACTTATCAATAAACTCAATCACATCTTCTTCAGTTCCACTCATCATCAGTTTAAGTCCATCCTTAATCATCTTGCGACAAGGAGCAGGGGTAGAAGACTTAACTGCCTCAATACCCATCATCTTCAGTTTAGGTTCTTCATAACGAACACCCTCACTGTCCCAGACATTAAGAATATATCGCTTCTTAGCAGTCCAGATTCCACGCTCAGCAATGTTCTCACGCTTCATTTGCATCTTCTGGTCGTATGCGTTCACATAGGTCGCCAGTTCTTGGTAGCAACTTTCAATATACTTCTCAAATTCCACCTGACAGACCTTATCAAGGAACGAAACAACGCTTTGAGTAGTTTTCTCTCTTCCCTTGTATACACTTTCAACCAGAGGACCCATATTAAGATAAATGGAGTCAGTATCAGAAGCAATAACATAATCCACTCCGTCTGTTTTTAGAATCTTATTGAGATAGGCATTCATCTTGTTCTCAATCCAACGGATAGAAACCTGACCAGACAAGGTGATTGCCTCAGCGTTTGCTAGTTTATAATAGCGGAAATACTGATTGCCGATAGCACCATAAGCAGAGTTAAGTTGAATCTTCCTCGCCATTTGAATGTTGTTACACCTAGCAATCTCTTTTTCCAGATCCTTTGTCTTTTTCTTTTCATACTCTTGTTTGGCAGCAAGCATTTTCTTTTTGTAGATGGTACGATCTTTGTAGATCTTTTCCATCAACTCTGGTAGGAATCCACGAACATCCTTGCGGAACATTGCACCATTAGCACATACTGCTTTGTCCTTATAAAGTTCAAATGTAAGGTCCTGATTGAGAATCTTATCAACAGTTACATTTGGGTGTCTCTCGTCCAGGAGAGTTTCTGGTGAGATATTGTATTGCATAATCAGGTGAGGATATAGTGAGTTGAGGTCAAAAGACACAACCCAGTCATACTTTCCAGGAATAGGTTCCTTCACATAAGCACCAGCATACTTAGAGTCTTTATCTGAACGTTCTTTTGGAGGAATCACAATGTTCCTCTTTTTCAGATAGTTGTAGATGATGGTATCCCACATTCGTACTTGTGAAAAAACATCTGTATAGTTTGCTTTGGCGTCATATGCCATCGTCAAAGCAAGTTCAATCAGTTTCATCTTGTCTTCCAGGCGGTCAACAAGTTCCACGTCAATGATGTTATACTCTACAAACTTCTGCCAACCCTTGCTATAGAAGTCTTTAAAAGTATCAAACTCAGAGTGATCAAGTTTCTTTTGCCCAAGTTCAACACTAGCAATGTAATCAAGACGATAGGATTCCTGCGCCTTATAAGTAAACTTCTTATAGAGATTCAGATAATCAAGTTGACTGATACCACCGACATCATAAGAAATGTGCTTACGTCCAGCGATAAAAATCTCATCTTCGGTAACAAGACCCCATGGTGAGAAACGCTTCATCAACTTTTCACCAAGAATACGATCCAAGCGACGAACAAGATATGGAATATCATAAAGTTCAATATTCCATCCAGTTACAACCTCTGGCGTATTTTCCTCAACCATCCACCAGTTGATAAAGTCCATAAGAAGATCACGCTCATTATTAAATGAACGATAAATCACATTCTTCTGTTGATTCTTAAAAGGACCCATACCCCAAGTACGAATCTGTTTGGAAGAATAGTCCTGAATCGTAATCAACAGAACTTCTTCGGCAGCAGACTCTACATCTGGAAATCCATTCTCAGATGCAACCTCAATATCCAGAGTTGTGACTTTAACTTTACTAATATCAAACTTTAACTCTTCCTCAGGATACATCTCAGAAATATACTGATAGATGTATTGAGTATTTCCGTAGATTTTAAAGTTTTCTACACCCTCATACTTTTTAATAAACTCACGACAATCACGAACCGATCCTGGTTGAACTGCCTCCACATATTCGCCATTTAAAGTTTGATATTTAGTTTTCTTTTGAGAAGGGACAAAAAGAGTCGGGTTAAACTTCTCACGGGTCATGAAGTGTTTGCCATCTTCATAACCACGAACTAGAAAGTGGTCCCCGACCATTTGAACGTTTGTGTAAAATCTCATTCGGTAGTTAAACTCAAATACTTTTCAGAAACTTCTGGAATAGGATCAGCAATAGTCAATATATCTTCAGATCTAATCATAATTTCTCTTTGAGAGGAAACTTCTGGCCAAGGTTCTAAGTAAAAATTTCCAGTTGCTTTATCCTTCAAAAAAAGATAAGGATTGATAAGTTTACAATTTGGATCTCCCAACTCAGCATCAATCTCAATAATTTCAGAGATTAATATTTTATCAATATCAACCAAAATACACTTAATCGATTTTGTTTCATCTGACATCAATCATCTCCTTCTTCTACACCACTTTCTAGTTCTTCTAGATTATAGTTATTATTTGATTTTATTTTTTCAATATACATCTTAGTAACAGAATCAAGAGGTTCAACAATAGTAACAACCCAGTTTGTTGGAACTACAAACTCTTTTTCTTTAGAAAGAAGAATCCATGGAGAAAGAGATACATCTATCTCTAATTGGTTGCCAAGATCTTCTCTTTCTTCTCTAGTATAAAAAACTTTTGGAGATGCTGTAACTGTATGAGGATTTGCAAAAAGATATGCATACACGCTGGTTTCACCAGTCTCAGTATCCTCAGAAACTAGTTCTTTTGCATCAGCAATTAATGTTTCTCCAGACTTTAGTAATAGTAATTTAATGGCCATATGTTTTTTCAATCTAACAGTATTATACCCCAAAAAAATGGGGAGGTCAACTGGATTTTGCCAGTTACCTCCCAGCGCCGACGATATTCACAAATATTTAGTCTCCATTACCTCCTCCACCATCACCAGAACCACTTCCAGGATTAATAGGAACTGCCCTTCCAGCACCAATATTAGTCACTCTTCCCTTATGATAAACCTTATGTTTTTTTGCCGCTGGATATGAAATAGTTTTTATCTCATTAATAAACTGGTGGAAAGATTTCATTTTTATTTTTATTTAGAGATAGTCCTTACGAGAGTGATGTTCAGGAACAATCTTACCAAGTCTGATTGTTAGTAATCCGTTATCAAAGGCAACTTCTCGTACTTCTGTATCGTCGGAGAGAGTCCACGCCCTTTTGAAAGATCGTTGAGCCAATCCCTTATGGATGTAGTTGGCATCAGATTCCTTATCTTCTTTTTGTCCTTCGACAAAAAGTTTTCCATACTCTGTGTAT